TTACTAAAAGTATACAATGGAGGAGCTTGTAAGAGATCAAAGGTAGCTATAACGTCCATTGGCTGTGAAGGATTAAAGACAAGAGAGTCTCCACTCTTTAACACTACAGTACCTCCAGAGAACTGAATATAGTCTTTGCTGTTCAAACTCTTAGCATTCAAGATGTAAACTTTATGTGACACATCATGGGCGTGTTGCCAATACATGGTCATTGTTCCTGTTGACCCGCTGGTGTTGCTGATGAACGTCATGCTTAGGTGTGCTACATACCCGTTAGGCACTGTAAACAGGGTGGTGTTTGTGGAGGCAGATATGGACTTACCAATTGAGTGGAGCATTATATACCTCTAAAACGCATTAAAACGGCTTCTGAGGCGTTTTCTTAGCCTTACCCTTACCACCCCCTTGCCTAGCCTTTCCAGCGGCTTGTAGGGCGATTGCAACGGCCTGCTTCTGTGGCTTGCCATGAGCCATCTCACGTTTGATGTTGGCACTAATCACTTTGTTTGAGCTTCCTTTTTTGAGAGGCATTCTCATTCTCCTTTGTATTGGGACTCGGTTAGGATTCCTGGTTTATATTTACCTTCAGGCTTAAAGATTGTAAGCTCCTGTTGGCGTAAGGTAGGAGCAAATGAGACATGCATCCACCGTCCGTATTCGTGAATTAGTTGATCAAACTTAACACCTGTTTGCTTTACAATTTGACACAACTGGTAGGGAGTGTATTGAGAAGAGGAACAATCAATTGCCCATCCGTCCATGTGAGAAGACATTTTAGAACCGCCAACCGCTACGTTTACATCAGGCAAGCGTAGCCAGGAGTTTACCCTCAAGGGACCAGAAGCTTCTCTAACCTTCTCAAGCACAGCAGCAGCAGCTTTCATGTTCTCCAACTGCTCAGGGGTAGGGTTGTTAGGAATACCAAGGCGAATGGCTGTCTCGCTGTACGTGGCTTCCTCTAGAGTGAAGTGTTTACTTAGATTCATTTGATTGCAGGAGCCTTAGAAAGCAAATCAGTCTTGGCCTGAGAGCCAGCACTTGAGCCAAAGTAGTAGGCAATGATGCCAGTCCAGGCAGTGCCCAAGGAACCCAGCATCATCGTCAGAGCCGTGTTATCAGCTACGCTAACCCTGCCAAACATCATACCAGCCAAGATGCTGAAAAAGCCAACGGTGACAATTGCAGCCAGTAGGGGAGGCACAACAGACCGAGTAGCAGCTTGCATCTCACGAGCAGACTTCCTGTCGTCAACAGCCAGCTTCTCGAAATTCAAACCAAGCTCTCGTGCCTGTTTCTCTAGTTCAATCTCTGCCAGCTTAATCTGTGCAATTTGCTCTGAGGTGAGCTTGTTGCTAGAGATGAGGTCTTCAACCTTGTCAGGCTCAACGCCAAGAGCTTTAGAGATGGCTGTCACTGCCATCCCAGCAAGAGGCCCACCAAAAGCCGTAGCAATTGTGGGAGCAATTTGTTTAAGCCATTCCATCTTTCTTCCTTTCTTGTAGGAAAGTTTCTTGTTTCTTTTTCATATAGTCAACATGAACAAGATAGAACAAGCCTCCTATTTCCAGAGCCACGAGGAACACAGCCGTTGCTATGGCTATTCGTATGTTCCACCTATCCCAGAACTCTCTCTTCTTTCTGTCCTCTGCTCTCTTTATTCGTTGCTGTTCTCTCTCGTATTCTTCTTGCTCTCTCTTAATCTCTTCCCTTGCCTTAATGAAGTCTGTGTATAAGGCCCCTAGTTCTGGAGGGCTTTGATAGATGAGAGTTTCTCTCAGCTCTGTCTCCATCTGAACAAGGTGTCTCTGAGCCAGCACCCTATCAAGAGCTTGTTGGTTGAGGGTTTCTCTGTTCCCCTTCTTTGCTTCTTGTTTTTCTTCTCTGGCGTGTTTCTCAATTGTGTCTACAGTTTGAAAGAAACCTTTTAAGTGTTTCCCTATGTCTGTTGCCACTGCATGTACTTCTTGTCCTACAGCTTTGTATTCCTTGTAAAGAGCACAGCCCTTCTTAACAGCAGCAACAGCGCCATTAGCAAGGGCAAGCAGTGTTACGAAATCAATGATTACCTCTTAAGCCAAGCAATAACAAATCCAATGATACCAGCCAGCGCAGATGACACAGCCATGCCAAACCACAAGCCTCCCTTGCCCCTGTTGGCAAGCTCAAGGAGTTCTTCAATTTGACGTTCCATTTTGTCAATCTTTTTGTCCATCTGCTGAACACGTTCCCATAACACCCCATACTTTACAGGATCAAAATCTGGCTGGTCCATCACTCACCCCAGTTCTGAGAACCAACAACCGCAATCAATGCAGGAACATCTGCACAACCAGTGATGGCAGTCTCAAGCCTTGTGCATTCAGCAACAATAGCGGCTCGTTTAGCCACCACATCAGCAGGAATAGCTACATCCCGCTCTGCCTTGCGAATGACCATCCAATCGGTCTGTGCCAGCAACTTGCCAGCAGTGTCTTTGACCTGGGCAGTCCATTGAGACTTCAAGCCTTTAGAAACCAGACGCTTGGTTGTTGGAACCATTGCGGGTTGACCGTTGACTTCACCAAGTTCCATCACGAACATTGGGTTACCGTCTTGGTCAACCTCCTCACGGTCTTCAAGGAGCTTTGGATTGCCAACGCCCCAGTAGAAGCGCGAGTCATACGACTCAGGGTCTGGCACTTCAGTGATGCCAATGGCTTGCTTTTCCTCAAGTGTGGTTAGGCGCAACCAGTTCGCGGGATACTGGATGCCATCAGCCTCAAAGGGCGTGTCGATGGGGAGTGGTTGTCCGTTGAGCATGAACATGAGTTACCTCGCAAGGGAAAGTTTGAATGGGTTCTCGGCGAAGGCCGCGTAGATGTATGTGTCACCTGAATTATTTAAACCAGTGCCAGCGCCTTGTCTTTGCTTAAAGCCATTCGACAAAACATCGAATTGACCAAGACCAGAGTTGCTTGATTCAGCCGTACTGGGGTTTGCTGTCCGTTTGTTGACTGTGACGTTGTAGGGGTCTCTCGCCGTGTCAGTTATGTACCAATCGGCTGCGTTGGTAATGTTCTTAATCATCACAAATCTTGGCCTGAAGCCTGTAAACACAAAAGGCCCGTCACTGCTTCCATTGCCCGTGTACGACCCAAAGGCAGAGTAGCCGTGGACTGCGCTAAAGCAGTAGGCGACCCAAGTCCAAGTAGAGATGTTTAAGTTTGCGCCAATTGTCCAAACGGAAGATGTTGGGCTTGTGTTGTTCCACCAGTCAACGCTGGATGTTGCGGCGGCAGTTGATTGCAAGTTGATCTGTTGAGTGTTTCCAAGACTTGCGTGGTAGCTGTTCCATCCAGACGAATTATTTCTGGACTTCATAATGATGAACGAAGGGGCAACCCCGAGCCCGTGACCAATCGTCTGTGCGGAACCGCCAGGAGAAGTGAATGTCACCACACTGAACCCAGCCGTAGCATTCACACTCACAGTTGATGTGATTGAGCCATTGGTGTTGGATGAGGATGTGCCGCCTGCTTTCCATTGCCAAGCAACATAGGTATCTGTGTTGTTATTGGTATTGTTGTAAGTATCTAATGAGAAACCGTTTGAATTGAATGCAGATACGCCCCCCGGCGATGACTCTGCACCTGTAGTGTTTGAATACAATGCATTGAATACTCCACGAACACTGTCTTCAAGCACGTTATACCAAGTAGTATTTCTAGACTTAATCCACACCAAGTCAGGTTGCATTGATGTGCCATTGACTGTATTGGCAACACTTCTTGCTGCCCCATTACCTGTATAGGTAGTAGCCGCCATGTAGCTTGCACCATTCACAATGGTTGGCGTTGGTAGGTTAAATGTGTTCAGTGCCTTGAAGCCAGATGGCGGGGTGTAGCTGAATGGGCGTTGGCCGAAGTTGACATTGACACCGTTTCCGTTGGTGTAAGAACCAAACCACGGACATAAAGTTAAGCCAGAAAGTCCTGTGCTAAATGCAGTGCCTTGAGATACACCGTTCTTGTAGAAAGTCAGCGTACCTGCGTCCATATCTAACGCTACGCCAATCACATCGCCAGTTGTGTACGACGCACCATACGCGGTCGCTGTTGCACCATTTCCGTATTTTGTACCGTCGTTAAAATAAGTCCAAGTATTTGTCGCAGTCCCATAATTTTGTGATGTGCTGGCAGAGTTTGTGGCAACACCAATCATTGTGTAGTTACCAGCAATGTTGGTTGCTTCAAAATACCATTTACCGCTATTAACAAAAATTGTGCTTGAAGTGTTGACCCATGTTGTTGTGGATGCGGTGTGTTTTAAGTTTCCATCTGAAACCGTACCAGCAGCAAAAAGCGGATTCAATACAGCATAATTCCCACGCCCATTCCCACCGTCTGCCCAGTTGGTCGGGACATCCAGCATGGAGTCGTAGGTCACCCCACTGGTCACGCTGATGTTGTTCGGTGTCCAGTTGTTGCCGTTGCCAGAGTAGTCCTTGCCAATCGTGGCGGCGGTGTTGTTGCTGTTGTCTGAGAAGTTCAGATAGAAGCCGTTTGTGCCGTATGTGCCAGCGTACTTCTTAGGCTTCCACACACCAGTGACTGCATCGGTTTCACCGAATGAGGATGGTGTCAGGGCTTGACCGTCAACAAAGTTAATTTCGGTCAGGTATCCGTCAAAGTATGTTGAGATGCGAGTAAATGCACCCAGTTGAGCAGATGCGTTTTGAAGCAAATACCAGTTA